TTCAAAGCCTGCCAAGTCAACGGCAATGTAATAATCTCCTATTTCCGGCTTATCCTCACTAAAGCGTACCCAGTCTTCCTTAAACATCTCTGAACCACGGGCTTCAAACGAAGCCATAAATTCTTGACGAAACGCATAAGAAGACATAGACCTTTTAGCAATATCAATTTCGTCCGGGTCCAATAATGGATTGTCATAAGAAGTAAAGTGCCACGCTTTGTACGTAGGATCATCATCTAGCTCCGCATATTTGTACAACTCGTAAAAATGATTTCTGCCCATAGGCGTCCCTATGAACATTGCACATCCTTTTTGGTCAGCCAAAGCAGGTCTCAGGATCTGCTCAAATACCTCTGGCTTCATGTCCGCGTATTCGTCCATTACTAAGAACTTAAGGCTGACACCTCGCATTGTCTCTGGTCTATCGGCACCTTTTAGGCTAATGGTAGCACCGTTGACAAGCTTAATTTGCAAATTATTAATGTGACTACCGCTAATAACAGGGTGCCCAAGTTCCAACAAGGTTTGCCACATAATGTCTCTGGCTTGTCCCTGAGTAGGTGCGACGTAAAATACATGTCCTCTGTCCGCCTGTAGTGCGTTTACTATTAACATCCACGCTGCTAATCTAGACTTACCTGTACGTCGCCCAGCAGCTACTATTTTAAATCTTGTGTCGTCTGCCCAGACTTGTTGTTGCCAAGGCAGTAACTCAATGTTTAGATCCATTAAAAGTTTAACCTTGGTGTTGCTGGTACTAATTCAAAAGAAATAATACTAACAAACGTAGAGCCAGCTTCTGGAGTAAGGCTTAACGTGTCTCCTTCTTTTGCTACAAGGAACTCACCAAACTGTCCACCAAACTCTAGAAATTCTTTTGAGCCAACGTTTTTGCCTGACAAGAAATCAATGTTTACACCGTTGTGAACCCAACGAGCATCAATGCTTTTACTGCTGCCTGTAGTGTTAGAGATAAACAAGTACGTAACAATAGCGTCGTAGCCAGCAGGTACGTCTAGGATTGTGTTGCTAGAGCCTGCTGTTAGTGCATCACCGTGAGAAAACTTCATATTAGTATGTCCACATAACAGGTGTTGTTCCACGGGTGTCAACGTGGACAAAGTCATCAGCAATACCTATACCTGTAAATCCTAGCTCAAGAGCCTCCTTTACAATTTTAAGGCGAAACACGGCGTTTGTTATTTTTATATCCGCCGCGATGCCTTGGGCATGTGTTCCGGGTACGTCTTTCTTAGCCTCTATCGGATGCTCAGTCGGGTGTCGATACCCGCTGGTGATTACGAAAGGAAACCCGCATGCCTCTCTTAAGTTGTCTAGCTTTTCAAGGAAGTCCCTTTCCATGTTATTATGTCCAGTGACTTGACAGTTAAACTCTGAAGGATCAAAATGTTTAAGATTCATCTACTATTTCTCCTTCGATTGTTTCAGAACCGCCCACGTCAACAGCACCAACACCACTAATATTGATTTGTATAGCACTGCGACCGCCATCTTTGACAATATCCTTTTCAAATGCAGCAACAGGAAGAATACGATCCATAACTAGCTTCCACGCTGCTGATTGATTCTTATGTTCTGGGTCTAATGCTGCATCAAATATCGCATCCATTACGGCGCGAGAGCGAGGCGAGTTTAACATCCTTGCCTTATACTCGTTTATTATTGCTGCATCGCCTTTAGGACGACCAACAGACTTTCTGTTACCCTTTGTCTTACTAGAAACAGAACTTCTTTTAGGTCTACCAACAGGATTTTTTTTGTTTTCCATTCGCTTCCTCTGGCGAGTGCTACTGTATAGACTCTACCTAGATTGCTTTTGGGTTTGTTATCTATACTTGTAGGTAATATGCATAAGTACTAAGTCCTAATGCATCGTACTTTCCGTTATAGTTCTATATATACGTATATTATAGCATACTTTTTAGCATTTGTCAACCCCTGTAGGGAAAAAACATTGTATTTACAGTGCAGATTCTGTGATTTTACAGTGCAGATTAGTCTTATGTCCTAGGATTATAGTAAATTATTGATATATAACTAAAAGTACTAGTAATAACGTCTTTCAATTTTGCTCTTTTTTGTGTCTAAGCAGCTACTACTACGTTACACAGTATAGTATACGGCCCCCCGGTGTAGTTTTTGGCATGGATCTTGCTATTGGCACGGTATTTGCCCTGTTGACGTGGGGTCTGTGATGTGCTAGTGCGTGAGTCTGTGAAGGTACTTCATAGCACTAGAATTAACTGGAGTTAATTTGACACTAACTAGGGGATTTAGTAATATTTACCTGTCGACGCAATACCGCGCGGCATAATTAACTGGAGTTAATATCATGACTAACATTGACAATAGAGGCGCAGGAGCCGCAGTAGCAAAGGCACAGCTTGAGGCAGATCTTAAGCCCATGGCGGCAATGATTAAGGGACTGACGAACGTCAAGACTCGCGAGGATATCGCAGAGTTCATTGGCGGTTACGAAGGAGGACTAATCGCTGGCGGTAAAAAGCCTGAATCCATTCCACCAATGCTAAGCCGTGCACGTCGCATTGCTAAGACATGGACTGCGACAGATAAAAAGCTGAACGACTGGCACGACCTCAAGTCACCAGCTGACGGCCAAAAACTAGTCAAGGCGATGGCGAAAGAATCCAGCGGACTCACTGAGCTATACGAGAAACTCGCACCAAAAACAGCAGAGACTGAGACGGCTGACCAGTCGGAACCAACAGCAGAGACTGAATCAACATCGGAGCCACTCGCGAGCGATGCACCAGCACTACGTCACCTACTGAGCGAATTCGTCCAGAAAGCGCACGACAATGGCTACACGAATGACGAAATAAAAGCACTCGTTGCGGAGGTACTCTAAAATGAACGTTCAATATTCTGAAATCTCAACTCGCGAGGTCGTCACTATTGGCGACCTTATTCAACGCGCGCTCGCGCACAACATCACAAAGAGGACTCGCAAAACATTAGGCAATCGCGAAATATGGGTAAAACGCGACCCAATTACCGGATGGGTCTGGAGATCAGCCTCAGGTAAACCGTTCGAAATTTTACCTAAGTAAACCGCTCAGACGTGACACCTCAGCCGCTCGAAAGAGCGGTTTTTTTATACCTGAAATCCTATTTGACAATGATTCTCATTTAGGAGATAATAGGTACATAGTGTGGTGAAGTGTGGTGTGTGGTGGTAGTCGTCATGCTATGTCCTGCAATTAACTGGAGTTAATATTATGATGATTCAATATTTCGACGATCGTGCAGATCGTGAGTGGTTGGGCATCGTCCCTGAGTTCTTTGCTCGTGGTGTTGTAGCGGCAAGGTTCGAAGGTGGCGGTATTAGTACAGTAGCTGATGAGATGAACAGCTTGTATCAATGGGGCGGATTCAGTGACCATTGGAAGGGTGACATCGACGATGATGGTGTGTACCACAATGAGCATGAAAAGATGGAGCCGTATGCTCGTGTTGACTTCAACGGGTGGACGATGTGGGCGTATCCTTATTCGATATTCGGCATCAAGGACAGCGTAGGTAATCAACGTGTTGGGAGGTTTGACTGATGGAAAATACACAGAAAAAGCTGGATGCATTGCGTGTTGCTGTTGATGCAATGTCGTCAGTGTTAACTATAAATCCGCGAGCGTTCGACAGGTATCCTGAGATATTCAGTACGCTTGCTGATCTTCGTATGGATCTAATCGACATCATTGATGAGGAGAAGTGGGGCGATGATTGCATTGACTAAGAATCAGCAGCAGGCTTTGTTGCGGAAGTGGAAACAGTCTGATCAAGGTATGTCGTATCGTACGTTTAGGCGTACGGTTGAACCGATGGTGTGTGATCCTGCTGTTGTTGTTAAGTGGTGTGGTATGTGGTTATGCATCGAACCTGATGGTCGTGTTAATTCATAGGAGGAATAACAATGGATATTCATTGCAGACATTGTGGTGAACCGTGGGATCATGACGAGCTTCATGATGTGGAGGGAGCGTCATACAAGGAGGCTGTTCAGTTGTTTGTTAAGCATGGGTGTGGTGCGTTTGGTTTCGAGCCACCACTACTTACCTGCAGACACAGCCCTATCTATCCACCTGAGATGATGGAGTTGATACGAACAGCACAGGACATGTCACCGTACCCTGACGAGTGGAGTAGTCCTGATGAGATTGAGATGATGCTAGAGATAGCGGAGGAGATGTTCTGATGTCTATGGTCTTTGAGTGTGTTGTGTGCGATGAGTGGTTTCGCAGTGAGCAGGATGTGTACCAAGAGGACAACGGTGACTGTATCTGTGTGTCGTGTTGGTACGATAACGTGGAAGAACTAATGGAGAAGTACTATGGGAGAAGTAGTGGATCTGTTCAGCAAAACTAAAGTGTCGGCTACGTGTCTGTTGTGCAAGAGTGTGCACAGTCGTTTAGTTGACACAGATTCATGGGGTTGGTATCTTTGTACTGACAGATTTGTACAGGACATCTTTGATAGTGAGGATGCCAGTACGAGGGAGGTTCTCGTTGGTAACAAGACGGGAGCGTATATGTGCGACAAGTGTCGTGATTCATTTGGTGAGGAGTAGTAGTTATGCATTTTACGGAAAACAGAGTAGCGCAGTATTTTATTGACGCTGTGTTGAGTGATTCAGACAAAAGCATCAGTGTGTTTGGTGAGGGCGAAGGCCCAGATGTTAAGAAGTCTCGTGAACACATGACTGTGCTTGACAACATGGGTCAGTGTGATTATGATGATGTTGGTGTGTGGAGCGATGAGCGTGATGGATACGTTGCATGGTTTCAGTTTGTGTACGGTAACGTCACAAGCACCAGTGAGGCAATGGAGGTGATCGGTGATTACTCAGCTAATGAGTATGCTGATCGTATTATTAACAAAGTGGAGTGGTGTACAGAATGAGTGATCATTTACTAACAACAAAAGACGATCTCGTAGAGTTCCGACGTGTCATCAATTCAATCAGATGTAGGGTTGAGTACGACATCGTCAACCATCCGCTTAACACTGAGTTCGAGGAGCTAGAAGTATTACTCCACGATGCAGTAGTAAAGTGTGACGAGATCCATGACAAGCTGAAGGAGCACGTGTACGCATACGATGTGACTGTGACTGTTACAAGGCGTGTGTATGTCAAGGCATCGGATGAGTGTGATGCGGAGCAAGCTGCAATGGACTACGCTGTCAGTGAGCTAGACTGTCCTATTGACTGGAACGAGGACGATGTGCAGGTGTTCCGTGATGAAGACGAAGAGACCACTACGGTCTATGATGTGGAGGTGTAAATGATTGGTACAAATTTTATTGTGCAGAAGTTTGATCGTAATGTGTGGGAGTGGGTAGAGAGATCACCAGATGGGTGTGACCACTACTCTTCACTTGACCATGCAAAGTATTTTTGCGATAGTTATATCAAGGACGGCGAGGAGTGCCGTGTAATCAGAGAGGAGGTGGTGTATGATCCCGACCGTTAGTGTTAGTAAGATGACGGGTAAGCTGGACGGTATACAAGCAATCAATACCAACACAGCGACGAACCCGTTCTGTATCAAGGAATCTAGTAGACCCGATGCCGACAAGATATGCGGAAAGTGCTACAGCATGAGTATGCTTTCTAGTTATAGGAAGAACTGCCAACCAGCGTTCCAGAGGAATAGTGACGTGCTTGCGAGTGATGCTGAGTTCATTCTGCCTCGTACCTCCGGTGCATTCGTGCGGTTTCATGGGCATGGAGAGCTAATAAATGAGCAGCACTTCCGTAACTTATGTGCGATAGCTAGTGACAACAAGCACTCGACGTTTGCTTTGTGGACTAAACGTGTGGGTATTGTGCGTAAGAATCTGCATCATGTACCTGATAATATGATTCTTGTTTATAGTAATCCGAAGATAGATAACGTGATGTCATCTCCACCGCGTGGGTTCGACCGTGTATTCAACAACGTGTCGGAGTCGTACGACGGTGAAGCTAACTGCACTGGACAGAAGTGTATGGATTGTTTACTATGCTACAAGCGTGACACGACACAGGTTATTGTTGAGCATGTCAAGTAACTGGGTAATAGGGGAGGTTTCTATGGGACGAGAGCAGTGGGAAGTATGGCACGACGATTACCAAGATTATTGGGAAGGTGATCGTTGTATTTGGGACTATGCAGAGGAGTATCACGAGGAGGATGATATCTCCAAGTACAAAGAGGAAAGGGATCAGTCCGATGAGTGAGTTCAACTTAGGTATATTTTTGTTTGCCTTGTTTTCTGGTGTCATTATTGTGGCGTGGATTACCATTGATGATGAAGACTTTAACAAGAGGTTTGAACACAACAGGAAGATGCGCTTTGAAGATGAGGAGAAATAGATAGTGGCGAAGAAGGGTAGTTATCTTACGTACCACATGACACACCAAGAAATTGCTGACGAGTTAGGTATCAGTCGTCAGATGGTGCGTATCATTGAGTACCAAGCGTTGGCAAAGCTCAAGCGTTCAGGTAAGCTACGTGCTTTCTTAGAGCATATTAACGACGAGAGGGAGGAAAGGTATGGGAAGGAATACACGCCGATATGTTAAGACGCACAAACCGCGCAGTAAATCAAGAGGTAATAGTGCCGATAAATCAATTGGCAAAAGAAAGCGTAGTGTGGTATACTAATCTATATAGTCTATACAGTAAGTACTATGCATTAGTATTAAGTATTACTAATACATATTACTTTTATAATAGGAGGTAACATGGAACAAGCAGAGCGTATTCGTATGGTTGAAGAGTTGACGGAGGATCAAATGCATAATGTCAATTACATGGAGGCAATGAACATGTTGTTTAATCTTTTTGCATTGGAGTTTGATGCGATGGATGATGAGCAACTGAAGTCTCGTTATCTTTCTCGTTTCGGTACAAGTCAGGAGGTGCATTGATGGCGTTTGTAGAGCTACATCAAAAGTGTAATGATTGTGGATCTAGTGATGCGTTGTCCTACAATGAAGATGGGTCGAGCTATTGTTTCGCATGTGCTACGTTTACCCCCTCACCAGAGGGCGCAGGAGGCTCTGTGAGCGACATTAACGACTATCGGGTACCAACCCCAAGGGTTCCTGTAATGGAGCTTAGAGGGCAATCTAGGAGCTATCAGGACAGGGGTCTCGATGCACGTACGATGGAGAGGTACTCCACTACCCTGTATGGAGACGAGGTACACTTCGGTTACTACACCCCTGATGGTGAATTAACTGCAGTTAAAAAGCGTACGCCTGATAAGAAGTTCAGCATCGAGGGGGACTGGAAACGTGCAGGTCTATTCGGTCAACACCTCTTTCCTTCAGGCGGACAGTACATAACCGTAGTCGAGGGAGAGATGGATGCTCTGTCTGCCTACCAGATGTTCGGTGACAAGTATCCCGTAGTGTCTATTCGTAATGGTGCACAGGGTGCGGCGGCGGATTGTCGTAGGGCGTATGAGTTCCTCGATCTATTCGACAACATCATCTTCTGCTTCGACAACGACGAGCATGGTAAGAAGGCAGCGCATGAGTGTGCAGATCTGTTTGGTGGTAAGGCAAAGATCTACCAGCACGGTGAACACAAGGATGCCTCTGACTACCTGATGCATGCCGACAAGGATGACTTCATCAAGCGGTGGTGGGCTGCAAAGGTGTACACACCTGACGGCATGGTGATGATAGGGTCACTGCGTGAGGCGATGAAGAAGCCATTGATGGAGGCAGAGGTACGCTATCCCTACAAAGGACTGGATGACATGACCTTTGGCATCAGACCGACTGAGCTAGTCACCATCTGCTCTGGGTCTGGGCTGGGTAAGTCTACGTTCATGCGTGAGTTAGTCTTCTCCATTGCATCGCAGACCAACGAGAGGATAGGTCTAGCCTTCCTTGAAGAGACGCCTGACCGTACTGCCCGTGGACTAGTGGGTCTACAGATCAACAAACCAATACACCTACCCGGATGTGATTACTCCCCTGATGAGGTAGAGTACGTATTCAATACGTTAGATCTAGATGACCGTGTTGTACTATGGGATTCCTTTGGCTCCAACCAGATCGAGAATGTACTGGCTAGGTTCCGCTACCAAGTCAAGGTGCTAGGTGTTAGGTACATCATCCTCGATCACATATCCATTCTGGTATCAGATCAAGCCAATGGCGATGAACGTAAAGCCATTGATGAGATCATGACCAAGCTACGTATGTTCTGTCAGGAGATGGAGATATGTATGTTTGTTGTTAGTCACCTACGTAGACCAGAAGGAAAAGGACATGAGGATGGAGCAGTTACTAGTCTGGGTCAGCTTCGCGGCAGTGCTTCAATTGCTCAGCTTTCTGATATTGTTCTTGGACTAGAGCGTAATGCACAAGCAGAAGATAAGATGGTACGCAACACAACACACGTGCGTGTACTGAAGAACAGGTTCAGTGGTATGACTGGACCATCGTGTTCGTTGCTGTATAATAAAGATTCAGGACGGTTGACGGAGATAATGGAGTGAGATGCGTTGCTTGTAACAAGATACTCAATGACTACGAGTTAACACGTAGGTTCACTGGGTCGGGGGAGTTTGTTGACTTATGCAATGGTTGTGGTAAATTCCTTATTGAGGATGACGTTACCATTGAAGGTAACTTAGACTATGCACATTTATCAGACATGGAGGAATCATACGATGTCGAAGATGGGGAACTGGATAGTTACTCAGGAACAGAACTTGGAGATGAAGACCAATGGTAGAGAACTCACAGAACGGGAAGAGCTGGACCTTGCCTACTACGAATATAGTGTTCTTGGATATAGAAACGGATGGTCTCCAGCCATCGGTAATACACTGCGTGGTGACGAAGAGACCAAACGAGGATCACTGTCTCCATACCTGTAGGGAATCCCTGTTCGAGGAACTAGCTAGGGGTGGTCACGTATGCGGCCACAACTACATTGGCTTTGACGGACCCGTGCTGGAAAAGCTATGGGACATACGGGTACATCCTGATCGGGTGTTGGATACACTGGTGATGTCGAGGCTGTTTCATCCAGACGTACAGGGTGGTCACAGTCTAGCTACATGGGGTGAGAAGTTACGTTTCCCCAAGGGAGATCATGATGACTGGAGTCAGTTGTCTGAGGCGATGATCCAATACTGTATGCGTGACGTGTCAGTGACTGAGAAGTTGTACGAAACTCTGTGTGTACAACTTAAGATGTACCACTTCTCTGACACCAGTGTGTACCTTGAACATGCTGTTGCACATATATGCAGAAAACAGGAAGAGAATGGATTTGCTTTCAATCTTACTGGTGCAAAGGAACTCGAACGTCAGCTTGAGACTAAGATGCTGGGAATTGAAGCAGCATTGCAGAATGTATTTCCACCCATCGCAGAGGAGCAGAGATATCACAAGACAACAGGCAAACCACTGCCGTTGAGGTACACTCACTTCAACGTAGGGTCACGTCAGCAAATAGCTGAGAGGCTGAAAGACAAGGGCGCTGTATGGAAAGAGAAGACACCATCAGGTAAGGACAAGGTGGATGAGTCTACTCTGAAGAAGAACCTACACATACCTGAAGCCAAGATGGTACTGGAGTATTTGCTGTTACAGAAGCGACACTCTCAGGTACTGTCGTGGATCAAGGCAGATAACGGAGGACGTATACATGGGAGGGTTAAACACATCGGGGCAGTCACGGGGCGTATGGCTCATTCTAATCCTAATCTTGCACAAGTGCCTGCAGTTTATGCAGATTATGGTACTGAGTGTCGTAGCTTGTTTATTGTTCCTCCTGACCGTGTTCTCGTGGGTGCTGATGCATCTGGTCTTGAACTACGTATGCTCGCCCATTACATGGATGATGAAGCGTATACGAAAGAAATCCTAGAAGGTGATATACATACGGCAAACCAACACGCGGCTGGGTTAGCAACACGAGCGCAGGCTAAGACGTTTATCTATGCGTTCCTGTACGGTGCTGGTAACGCCAAGATAGGATCTGTCGTAGGCGGCAATGCAAGACAAGGTGGTGAACTCAAAGACAAGTTCCTTGAGAATACTCCTGCGTTGGCTCAACTACGAGAAGACATAGCAATGCAAGCAGGGTCTGGGTTCCTTGACGGACTCGATGGCAGACGGTTACGTGTTCGTTCTGCTCATGCTGCATTGAACACACTACTGCAGGGAGCAGGTGCTATAGTAATGAAGCAGGCTGTTATACATCTGTATGAATTACTAGAGCATGTTGACTTCAAGCTGGTAGCGCAAGTCCACGATGAGTGGCAAATAGAGTGTCATCCTGATGATGCTGAGTACGTAGGCAAGTCCGCTGTACAGGCAATCATTCAGGCTGGCGAAACCTTCAACCTTAACTGCCCACTGGATGGTGAGTATCGTATCGGTAGTAACTGGGCCGAAACGCATTAGCACAATCTGTAAATGTGTGGTATAATATTAGCTGTTAAATTAACTGGAGTTAATTATGAGTGAAGCAAACGTAAACCTTAAGTGCCAACTATACTGGCCTAACCTAACCATGAAGAACCAGCTTGCTAACAAGTACACCGTTGACCTAGCTCTGTTGTCAGACGAGGCAGTAACAGCACTCGAAGACATGGGGCTGAAGGTAAACAACAAAGGCGACGAGCGTGGTTACTACATCACCTGTAAGTCAAACAACAAGTACCGTGCGTTTAAACCTGACGGTGAGGAGTTGTTAATCAGAGGACGTACACCTCTTGATGACGAGGATGATCCTGATATGGGTGTTGTTGTTGCTAATGGTTCTGAGGCCAAGTGTCTTGTTGGTTACTACGACTGGGAGTACATGAAGAAGAAGGGCCGTTCACCTACCCTACGTCGCATGGTTATCTCTAACGTCGTGGAGTATGAGCCTGAGATGAATCTTGAGGAAGCCGTGTGATACTCATAGACGGTGACATGCTTGTCTATCGTGTAGGCTTTGCCTGTGACGAGGAACCAGAGAAGATAGCAATCCAAACTATGGCTAACTATATCTCTGAGATAGTCTCTGATCTGTCTGAGCATTACAACGATTACAGGCTGTACCTTACTGGCAGCAGCAACTTCAGAAACGAGGTTGCTGTTTCTCAGCCTTACAAAGGTAGCCGTCCATCACGTAAGCCAGTGCATAAAGACTTACTCCGTGAGTACATGCTCGATGCATGGAAAGCGGAACTCTCTGACAACATGGAGGCTGATGACTGTATAGCTATCAAGTCTACTGAGTTAGAACACAAGTCTATTATCTGTTCTCTTGACAAAGACTTTTTGCAGATACCCACTAAGATATATGACTACACCAAGAAGGTCATAAAGGAAGTTGACGAACGCTCTGCAACAGAGTGGCTGTATCGTCAAGCCTTGATGGGTGACAGGGTAGACAACATCGCAGGGGTACACGGCATAGGTCCGAAGAAAGCAGAGAAAGCACTAGCAGACTGGACAACAGAGAGGGAACTGTATGAGCGGTGTCTTAAGTTATACGAAGACAATGAACTCAGTGCTGATAGACTCTATGAAAGCCTTCAGCTTCTATACCTTCTCAGATCTTCTGATGACAAGTATAGGATACCTGATGAAGTTTGACAGTAACCTAGAAAAGAAACTCTATGCACAGATGAAGAGTTGTACTTATCATCCTGCACAGAAGATTAGCTACATCATACCTAAGATGTACGAGCCTGACTTTTGTTACAACAGTAACGGATGGATGACGTACATAGAGGTAAAAGGCAGATTCAGAACTAGAGAGGAGGCGCGTAAATACGTAGAGGTACGTAAGGCGCTAGGTAAATATGAAGATCTTGTGTTTGTATTTCAGAATCCTAATACACCGATGCCGGGTTCAAGACGACGAAAGGACGGTAGTCGTTATCGTATGAGAGACTGGGCAGAAAAGAATGGATTCGATTGGTATACACCAAGTACTCTACCTAAGGAGTGGCTATGACTAGGCACTTAGTAATACCTGATACACAAGTAAAACCTGACAGTAACTTTGACCATCTGTACTGGGCAGGGCGCTACGCCGCAGCAACTAAACCTGACGTTATCATTCATCTGGGGGATCACTGGGACATGCCAAGTCTCAGTAGCTATGACGTTGGGAAGAAGTCGTTCGAGGGTAGACGCTATGTCAATGACATTGAAGCTGGTAACGAAGCAATGGCTAGGTTCCTAGAACCGATCGAGGCAGAACGTAAACGCCTACGTAAAGGTAAGCGTAGACTGTGGAAGCCTCGCATGGTGTTTCTTCTAGGCAACCACGAGTACAGAATAGAACGGGCTATCGAATCAGACTCCAAGTTAGATGGACTGATGTCATACAACGACTTCTATCTGGATAGCTGGGAGGTTGTGCCGTTCTTACAACCCATCATCATCGACGGTATAGCGTACTGCCATTACTTTACCAGCGGTGTGATGGGTCGTCCTGTTACTACTGCAAAGCTCATGTTGCAGAAAAAGTTTATGTCGTGTATCATGGGACATGTTCAGGATAGGGATATAGCTTATGCAAGAAAAGCAGATGGAAGTAGTATTACTGGTTTGTTCGCTGGCATTTTTTATACTCATTCTGAAGATTATCTAAACCCCCAGACTAACGGTAGCTGGTCAGGTATCTGGATGTTGAATGAAGTAGACAACGGATCCTTTGACGAACTACCCATCAGCATAAACTACCTCAGGAGAAAGTATGGATGACGTTCGACGAGTTGTTAGAACACGTTGCCGAACACTACGATGAGGTAACAATCATGGAAGCACTAGAGATAACAGCAGAGGATCTGGTAGAGCGGTTTGCAGATCGTGTGCTAGAGAAAGTCTACAAGTTTAAGGAGATGGAATGAGTATTGACGACGCAACTCCAGCAGAGTGGGACGGTATTTCTATATTAAAGAAGCCAAAGGCAGACCCTGTAGAAAAACCAGACCACTACAACAAAGGTGCTATTGAAGCTATCGAGGCTATCAAAGCATCTATGCCAGCCAACGAGTTTAATGGCTACTTGAAAGGCAACGCATTGAAGTACCTATGGCGGTACGATTATAAAGGTAAACCAGTAGAAGATTTACGTAAGTGTCGCTGGTACATTGACAGATTGATTAAGGAACTAATTTAATGGATGCATATCAACAGTACATACACAAGTCCCGCTATGCACGTTACCTACCAGACGAGCAGCGACGGGAGACGTGGGAAGAAACAATCGACAGGTACCTAAACTTCTGGGTTGAAAAAGGCAGACTAACACTAGAAGAAGCTAATGGTATGTTTAAAGACATTCACGATCTAGATGTTATGCCCAGCATGAGAGCGTTAATGACTGCTGGTGAAGCACTAGACCGTGACAACGTAGCTGGCTTTAACTGTAGCTACATGCCTATCGACCATCCTAAAGCCTTTGACGAAATGATGTACGTACTTATGTGTGGTACAGGCGTAGGCTTTAGCGTAGAGCGACAGTACATTACAAAATTACCGGAGGT